GATAACTTAAAACAACAATACGTTGTATTTTGGTACTTTAAAAAAAATACTATAATTAATCTTGGATATGAAATAATTTTATAGTATATTTGCAATAGTTATGGCTTGCAGGAGCTAATTAACAATAATATTTATTGCCTTATTTCCCGAGTAGTGCCTGCACACGAAAGGGAGTTAAGGCATTTTTTATTTATTATGAAAGACCCAGCATTTTTATTTTACCCATCAGATTTTTTAACAGGAACAATGTTTTTAAATAATGAGCAAATAGGTATTTATATAAGATTATTATGTTCTCAGCATCAGCATGGAGGATTAATTGATAAACTTAGTTTTAATTCATTGGTAGCAAATAACGAGTTATTAAGATCAAAATTTATAGAAACTGAACATGGTTTTTATAATGAGCGTTTAGCAACTGAAATGGATAAAAGAAATAAGAAATCAAACAATATGAGTGAAACTGCAAAAGATGTTTGGAGACAAAGAAAATTACAAAAGTTATACAAAAGTAATACAAATGTAAAAGAAAAGAATACAAATGTAAAAGAAAATGATACAAATGTTATACATCCTATAAATATAAATAAAGATATAATTATAAATAAAAATATAAATGATATTGAAACTTATTTTAAAGAATTAAGTAATTCAACAAATTTTGAAAATATCAGTAAATCTTTAAATATTCCAAAAGATAAATTAACTTTAAAAATTGCAGACTTTAAAAAAACTTCTAAAATTGATTATCTTAACTTTAACGAATTTTGCAACCACTTTAAGAACTGGGCCAATAAAAACAATTCTAATAACCTAAAACTAAAAACTTCATTCAAATGATTCCAGCAAATACAAAATTAGAATGTCAATTCCTCGGAGGATTATTAATTAATTCAAGTGAATTCAAATATATTCAGGAACTTTTTCACGAAGAGCTGTTTTATGATGAAAAAAATCAATTAATTGCTAAAGCTATTTTAAGCTTAAATAACGCATCCAAAACTATTGACCTTATAAATGTATCAAACGAGTTAGAAAGTACGCTTAGAATTAACCCTATTAGCTTTTATGACCTATCTTTGCTAACTAATGATGCTATCCTAAATAGGTTCGATGAGAAAATACTAATTCTTAGTGAATTTTACATTAAAAGAAAAATGATGTATAAGCTTGCAGAACTGTTAGAAAAAACCCAAGAATCAACAAGCGATGTTTTTGAACTTTTAGCTGATAATGAAAAGAACACAAACGAGATATTTAACAAAATTTCTATTAGCAAAACTTTTACCGCTTTAGATTGTGCTATTGAAATGGATCAACACTTAGATAAAATTGATAAGTTAGTTGATGGGGAGTTAATCGGTTGTGATACTGGTTTTAGTGAACTTAACAAACTTACTTCGGGGTGGCAAAATAGTGATTTAATTATATTAGCAGCTCGACCAGGAATGGGTAAAACATCCTTAATGCTTAAATTTGTTAATTCAGTATTGAATCAAAATAAATCGGTTTTAGTGTTTAGTTTAGAAATGTCAAAACTTCAATTATATGCGAGGATGTGTTCACAAATAACATCGATTCCACTTTACAAATTTTTAAAAGAAAAAATGAATCCTTATGAAAAAGAACTTTATAAAAACGAAACATTTAAGTTATCGAACTCACAATTATTAATTGAAGATAAAAGCGGAATCAGTATAAATTTTATTAAAGTAAAGGCACGTAAGTTAAAACGTGATAAAGATATTAGCATGATAGTTATTGACTACATTGGACTTATTGACAAAGGTAATAACAACAAAAGTACTAACGATCAAGTTGCGGAAATATCGGGAGCATTAAAAGGATTAGCAAAAGAACTTAACATCCCGATTATATTATTAAGCCAATTAAGTAGGGAGGTTGAGAAGCTAAATGATAAACGACCAATGCTATCACATTTAAGGGATTCAGGAGCAATAGAACAGGATGCGGATATGGTTATGTTTATTTATCGACCTGAGTATTATGGAATAATGGATGATGGAGCTGGGAACTCAACTATTGGCAAGGCAGAATTGATTGTTGCTAAACATAGGAATGGAGCATTAAGCGATATAATTGTTAACTTTAACGGCAACTGTACAAACTTTTATTGATATGAATAAGAAAATTAAAGTTAAATATTTAAAATTAGGCAGAGAGAATATTTGGGGACTGGCTCATTGCGGACTTAATCTTATCGAACTTGATATACGTTTGAAAGGTAAAAAGCACCTGGAGATATTAACTCACGAAAGTTTACATATACTTTTACCCGAACTTGAAGAAGATGATATTGTAAAGCTCAGCGTAATATTAACTAAAACTTTATGGTCGGAAGGGTATCGTAAAATAGATAATAACAATGATATGCAATTACAAGATGGAAGTAAGTAATAACACGATAACGTATTTAAATAACACAATAACATGTTGAAATAACACAATAACGTGTTATATTATAAACAAAAATTAACTTAATGTAGAAACTAACCAACAAATAAAAATATGAATTACGAAAAATTTAAACAAATTATTGATTTGCAAATTGCTCACAATAATAGAGTAGATGAAATGTATAAATTAAAAATTGATATAGTAGAGTTCTTTGATGAAATTACTAGAGTTACTGAATTGCTATGGACTGAAGTATTAACCGAAAATGGCGATTATCATTTATGTTATTATTTATACGAAATGAATGGTATGTATGGAACACCCGATCTAAACGAAGAATATAAAGATATAAAAGAGTTGTATGATTATTTAATAGAAAACAAAGGATTCAAATGAATGTAACCGATTTTAACAAAGTAATTGAAAAAAGAATTGATTTGATTAAAACTATTATGTTATCGAAAGGCAAAGAATATTCAACTGATTCCGATAAGTTTCATAATTTTAAACAGTCAGTAGGTATTAGCTTTCATACTTGCCCCGAGAAAATAGCTTGGGAGTTTGCTGTTAAACACTTTCAATCCATTAAAGATACTTTGGATGCTGTTGATAATGGAGCTGTAAACTATACCGATAAATATATTGAAGAAAAAATCGGTGATGCAATTAATTATCTTATTCTTATTGAAGGTATGCTCAAAGAACGTTTATATAACAAATGTATTAAAAACTGATATATATCGCATATTATTATTTTAATAATTTATAGCTTAAAACTTAATAAAAAAAACAATGGATAATATAAAAAACAAACTTACAGATCAACAAATTGAATTAGTAGCAAATATTTTTTCAAAAGGCAATGAACATTTATTAACTGATATGGAAATAGAATGGTTGTTAAATCACGCTTTTCAATTGGGGGCAAAATTTTATAGGGATTTTACAAATAGCTTGTAATTACTTAACTAAAGCAAACACTAAACACGATACTCCGAATATAATACTTATTCCTTTTAACCGCTTTTGTTTTTTAACCTCCAGGTTTAAACCTTTCATCTGAATAGTTAGTGATTTGTTTTCTTCGTCTTTAAACTTAATTATAGTTACTTGGTTTCCGATAATAGTTTGTAACTTATCTTCATTTTTTTTGTACAAATTAACCTGGTTACCTTTTAAGATAACTTGTTGCTGGCATAATGAATCTGATAAGTAATATGCTTCAGCTTTATGGTATTGCTTTGCTAAGAACTTTGCCTTATCGGAACTAAAACAAATTAAAGTATCTTTATTATTTATAATTAAACTTTGAGAATATGCTGTCAAATTCAGCAATAAGGTTATTATTATTAAGCGTATCAATTTCATTTACTTTGGTTTTATATTTTATTATTACTGTTTGTTTTTTAACCTCCAATACGTTTAGCTCCTTAGTGTATTTATCTATAATAACTTTGTTCTTTTTAATATCGGAATATAAGCTATCATTAACTTTATTCAAACTATCAATTTCTATTCTATAACCTTGTATTATTCCTAATTCATTGTAAGGCGAATATAAAAACCAAACAATTAGTAAATGGACACATAATGTTATCAAGCATAAAATAATCGATTTATTGGACATGATAAAGTTATCAGGTATATTATTTTCTTGTACTGAATTTATCTATTGTAGTTAACCCTAAACAACCAAATGCTAAAGCTGTAACACATTCAACTAAGGTATCTGAAGGCTTTATGTGTTCGGGTGTAAACTGATTAGCAAATAAAGTAGCACATAACATAACAGTACATATTATTCCACATACTCGCTTGCTAGATACTACTCCGCTTTCATCTTGTAATATTTGTTTTATAAAGTTTTTCATTCTTTTTTTCCTCTGCTTTTAGTTATCTTACTTTGTAGTTTTTCAATTAACATTTCAATCCGTTGCTCCAATAAT